TTTATTCTTTCCTCGGTAATTAATTTCTCCAACTAGGTCATTTGGATAACAGAATCGATTATCTTCATCGTATACAATTGCATCATCTGCAATAGTTTCAATAACGAATTCAATTTCGCCATTTGATGCAAGATCCCTAAGTCTCTCTCTTTTCTGAACATAGTCTAATTGAAAGAACGCGATTGACTTGTTCTTTAATGAGGATGTCGTATCGGATAGAGCAAGAGTAGCCTTCATCAGATCATCTCCCATTGCGTTGTTGAAACCCGTTAACTGACCTTCAATGTAACCTATCGCTTGTGAGTTCTTCACAAGAAGGTCATCGTATTTCATACCAAATCGACTTAGTGCGGTTAAGCTTGATCTAAGCCCTTTCATTGGGTTACTGTCTAAAAATCCTGCCATTTAATTGTTTATTTTATTTCAAATAGAGAGAAACTTGATCTAGCCGATATTGTCCTGTCAGTTGAATAGTTCGCTAAGTGTAAGTTAGGAACAGTATCCCAGTCGATAAGGGTTAAGTTTCGCATCTTTTCTCTATTGTATTTATTCACCAGAAGATTGAATTTAATGTCCGGCATTCCAAGTAGGGTCTTTATAAATGTCGTATCGACCGTAAAAAATGGAGCAACTGCTCGTTCCCTGATTCGTTTATTAAATTCCATTAGGTTGCCGTCTTCAAAACAGTTAGCTAATGGAGTACTCATTTTATTTAAGTATGTCCGAATAAACCGTTTTCTTAGAGGTTGGGACATTAATTTAACATTTAGGCCCAATCCATCAGGGCTTAATGCTAGAAATATGGGGCGGTTATCATAATACGGCTTCTTTACTCGATATTTTGCAGCAAGGGCCACATCTTTTACGGAAGGATATTTAAGTAATTCGTATTCGTCCCAAGTTGGAACCTGATCTGGCCCAATTGGTTCAAGTTCAGTATGAGTATAAAAATGACCAGGAATCAGAATAGTACGGTCTCCACCACGAGTCATATTTATGAATACGTGATTTGGGTTTGGACTAAAGTCCGGGTCTGTTCCGTTTTGATAAAAGTCTTGTATAGTTTCTAATTGCGTCATTTATATCTTTTATATTGATTTGAACAGAAAGTTTTCGGTTATTATCCCAAATTTTAAACCTCTTACTGAAGCGAACTCTTTAGCTGCTTCAAATTTTGCCTGATTTACAATGTATTGCTTGGCTGCATATACATAACTTGCAGTTTGCTTGTCAGTCATTCTTGCTGGGGCAGTAGGTGGTTTGGTATACTTGTCAGGCTTTACCTCAATTAACCAAGACTGCTCCTTTCCTGAGCTATCTTTGGTTACGATATAAAAATCAACATAATATGTGTGTCCGCGTTTATCAAGAGGAGAATAGTAAGGAATTCCTACTGGTTCGCTTGAGTATTTAATAACAGTCGGGCTGTGATCACACCATTTTAGGAATTTGAATTCCCAGCTTGATCTGAATATTATTTGCGAAGTATCGCCAACGTACTTCTCAGGGAACGCTGGTTTAAAGTATCCCTGACGGATTGTTCCAGCTCGCGGTTTTAAGAAAGTCTTGATGCTCTTCTGCTCTTTCGGTTTCATATAGTTATTTATAGGTACGCCATGTCAAACACGGAATCGCTAAAATAACTATTGATCCATTCATTAAAGCTTTCAATTGAAGTATTTGAATTTCTGTCATGCATGTAACAGAAAAGGTCATTAATATCTTTGACTTTTTGTAGAGCCATCATATCTTCAGTAGAACTAAATTTTCTCTTTAGGTCACCGATTGCTTTATTCCACAAAAACACAGAGTATCCTTGCTGGATAAAATTCATCATTTGAGTCTTGCCTGCCTTATCTCGGTCAAATATAACTTGAGTAGCACCCTTTGACCCTAGATTAGAGAAAATACTTCTGGCTTTAGATGCACCAGAGGTTGCAATCGCGTTAGTTATGAACATTGAATCGAATTGACCCTCAGTCATTCTGATTGGCTTGCTGAAGTCAACGTTCAAGATATTGAAGTAGTTATTAAGAAAGTTCGCATCTTCCACCAGATCCTTCGAGAGTCCTATCTGAGAGAAGATATGAATAATATCGGAATATGACTTGATTATGTACTTACGTTCGGAATTTGGATCGAGACTTCTAATTGAGAATCCTAGTATTTTACCGGATCTTCTATCGAAATTAAAAATATAGACTTTATTATCGGATGAATCAGTATAGAGACAATCTCCGAAATCTTCAATTAAGTTGATCGCTCGGCCCTTTATGTACTGATACGCTCTAGATTCTTCTGAAACCATATCAAGTCTCTTTAACGAGAACCTATTGATTACTTCAGTTATTGTAACAAGACTTGATGTATCGGATGTTAAGAATCTAATTAATTGATTCTCTGTCTTTTTGGGTTTTGCAACTGGTGAGTATTCTGTATCTAGGATAAAGCTTGGAAGCATGATTCCATGTTCCTTACTCATTCTGGCAACAAATTCTCCCATGGTCATATATGCCATACAACCATCATTAAAACATTTATAAGCCCCAGTATCTAAATAGAGGTTACCACGCTTCTTTGAAACCTTCTTGTCCGAGTCTCCGCAAATTGGACACGCGAAATTTAGCTTACGGCCAGTCTCTCCATCAATTTTTTGTTTCTCAGGAACATCGTGGAATCTCTTACGTAATAAGGTTTCAATGAATGCGGTTATTTCCTCAATTCTCATCAGTTATAGTTACCTTCTTTACAGGTTTTGGTTTAGTTGCGTTTTTGTAAGCTTTGTCAAGATCGTATCCCATTTTGTAGTAATCCTTTCCGGTTTTAACAGCTTTTTCGTACTTGTCAGTTTGCAACCATGAACCACCAGACGGAGTATTGATTATTTCGCTCCAGCCATTCGATCTTAAGTATTCTTGCATCACTTCAACTGGAATTGCAAATGGATCTTCTACTTCAATTCCTAATTTCTTTGCTACTCGATCGCGATACTTAGTAAGTTCGTGTTTTGGAACGATTACTGTATTTAGGCCAAATTTAGAAATTGCTGAAATGTAAACTGGGAATAAATTCGCAGGTACCGGCTTGTCTGGATTACCAATGTATTCTTGGCAGCTTTCCGGAATTTCAGAATAGGCTAGAGTTTTTGAGTCAACTGCATACAGTGGGAAAGTTTCTTCGTTTGTGAATTCTTTGCTACGGCTTCTTGATTTAACAAGTTCAACTTTACGAACAAGGGCTGAAGTTAATTCCGGATAACCCATTGCAACTAATAATTTATTAATTGGCTCAATGATTAATCGGAAGAACTGTTGATCTCTATCCATAGGCACTGCGAATTCTTCTGGATAAGAGCCTGGAGCGTACGCAAAAATATCAAATTCATACTCATTCGGCGAAGCATAGTAAAATTTAATCTTTGAACCGCTTCGTATCAATGCATACTTTTGATTTTTGGTTTTCTTTATCACGTGATTGTGATATGCAGCAGCTCTACCGTAAATCGGCATTCCTTTCTCCATTACTAATGGATTTAGGCTCTTTAGGTAATCTTCGTAAACTCGAACTGAGAAGTTAAAAGCAATCTCATCGACCGTTAGCGAATTACACTCGTCTTTTAGAGCCTGTAATTTCGGAATCAAGTCTTCTTCAAGATCCAAGTTATACCCGATTCCTAAAAGATATGAATACAGCTTTTGTAAGTGCTGTCTTGCCCAAATTGGATAGGAAGCTTGAATTGCTTCAAGACCCTTAATGATTAATGATTCTTTATCAAGTAGTCGTTCGTGCTTATTATCTTTATATGATACGCTTAAGATGTATTTCTTCTTAGCGAGCCAGATTCCTGAACTAGAAAGATTTTCAAGCTCAAAATTTTGGCGATTGTCTGTGTTGAAATGAACTGCGTATTTCTCAAAAGCTTGTTCAAAATAATCCTTTAATCGGTTTCGGTTAATTGCCAAACAGAACTCAAGAGACTCTTTATTATCTAAGTCTAATCCTTCTACTGACTGAATTGCATAATCAAAACAGACATACACAGAGTCAGTATCTGTGTAAATTGCAGCTTCTTTTTCAATTTGAGAAACTTTTTTGTCTGAAATTCCTAAAATTTCATGAAGTTCAGTATCTAGGTGCCACTTGTGCTGAAAGTAGTGATTTACTGCCCGGATTGAGAATTTAATTAAATCTTGACCTTGTAGAGTAATAGATTTAGCTATTTCGTTATTATGAAAATAGAAATATCGGTTACCGAAGGCACCATAGAATGAGTTAATTAAGATTTTAATTGCATTCTGCTTTAAATCTAGTGATTTAATTTGCTGTTCTAACTGTTTTGACATATACGAGTATTGTACTTGTGAATATTCATTTGGGTTTAATTTACCAAATAAATAACTAAAAAGTTGAAAACATGGTAAACACTGATCGCTCTGTAATTAATAGAGCTTATCCATTTTTAAGCAATTTTCCATTTGATAAAGACTTTGATATTCAAATATCAACTTCTCCAGTCGCTGCTGTGATGTTCGATGACGATTTTGAAACAAGCAGATCATCAACTCCGTATGTTATCAATTTTAGACACACCGGATCTCCAATCAACGCAAGTATCTCAATTGTAAAGGATGAACTTATTTGGATCGGTGAAATTGCTGAATCCATCACAAAACTTGACAGGATAGCTAAGCGAATTGACCGAGGTATTAAAACCAAGGATCTTTTAGTAAAACGCGACATGTCTTTAGAAGCGGATGAATGGATGACTCTTGTTTCAGATCGCAAGAGCTCTCTTAGCCAGGAAACGTTTAACGAAGTGCTGGCAGGTCTAGTAGGAAATAGGTCAGTTAACCAAACTGTGACACTAATAAATAATTTGAATAAGCTTTACACTAAAACTGGTCTGGTTAAATTATCAAAGGCAGAATGTGACGTGATTTTCACGTTTCTTCATTTTAGACTGATTTATGCAAAGCTAATACTTGGCATTGTAATTGCCTCAAAAATATCAATCTAAATGGAACAATTGGATTCATTCATTGAGTATCTGTATACGGTAGAAGAGAACTTAACTCAACTAACGACAGATCAAGTAAAAAAGCTACAGTCAATTCAAACTAAAGTAAGTGAATTAGTTAATAAAATTCAAACGCCTCAACCGGCCCAGCCTCAAAGCCAACCCCAAGTTCAAGTACGATCAATGGAATTACAGTTAGCTGAAAATAAGGTTCAAAGCTTCTCAAACTACATGGAGTTAAAAGAAACAACTAAAGCAAAGAATGCTAGGTAAAAGACTCCATACATTTTCACAATTTATTCTAGAAAGAGGTGATTGGAATTACGCAAATCACTATGCTCAATACCTAAATAAGTTCACAGAAGATTCTGTTATATTGGATCTACTTAAAGACTTTGATAAACAGGTTAATGAATTGGAGGATACTTACTGGTATAATAGAGAAAGTCGAAATTTTAGAAACGACCATTATGCACTAGACATGAAAATCCACTCATACCCAGATGTACAGAAATGGGCAGCACTAAAAGGATATTCAGCTGAGGAAATTGAAGAAGATGAGTCGTCATTAGAATCAGCAATGTGGGATCAGTGGGGTAGATTCATGGAAGAGACTTACGAAGTTAATTCAGAAGACTATATGAATACGTATGACTGGTTAACTAAAGTTGGAGTAGGGGGCCAAAGCGGAGGCTGGCTATTACTAGCAATGGAGGACAGTCATTCTGACTTGGAAAGAATTCTAGAAGATAAATTCGATATGTACTTAGAAGAAGTAGCAGACGCAAATGCTGGATCAATTCAGTTACTAAAACAAATCATTGAAAATCCAGAAGAGACTGCTGAGCTCATTGAGTTTGGAATAATTGATGAAGAGACTGCTGCTAAAGCAGAGGAGATTATTGAAGCTCGAGATGAAGTTGAAAACTGGTTACGTGAAAAACTGAATGAATTGTATCAAATAGAAAGGGATCTTGATGCAATTAAAGATGATATTAATAGATTTAGACAGACTGCATTAGCTGATTTTTACGTATGGACCTCTGATTCAGAAGACTATTAATTAACGAATCTATTTAAGTCAAATTTGTGTTTTGACACAATGAATTTCTGACTCTTATAAATTTTCTCTCTAGCATGACCGTGCTTAACGATGTAGCCATTAAGATCGTCTATTAGATCGTAAATCGTTACCTTAACTTTCCCTTTTAATCCACGCATTCCCCTACCAATAGATTGACGTATTGTTACCTCAGATTTGTAACTCTCGGCCAAGATAATGTGATTAACGTTTTTTAAGTCAATTCCAGTAGAGAAAGTTCCGTATGATGCGACTAGTGTAACGCCAGGACCAGCTTCCATAATTCTTTGATATTCATCACGATCTGAGCTATCAACACCACCGTCTATGTAATAAACGTGCTCTCTCCATTCCTTAATCTTATCACAAATACGCTGGCCGTACTGATCCTTAACGTTTATGTATAGAATCAAAGTATTTCCTTCAAGTTTCTTAACGAATGCAGAAATGAAGTCAATTCTAGGTTCGTAAGAGACAATGAACGCTTTTTCAGAGTCGTACATCTCTTTACCGGACTTTCCTTCTTCTCGCAGAGCCATGTATTTCTCAACAAAAGGTTCAGTTTTAGGATATTCTAAGTAAACCATTTTAATATAGACATCAGGTGAGTAGTTATTCTCAATTAAGTGACTTGCGGATAGAGTCATACTTAATGGACCAAGAAATTCTTGAATTCTGAAGAAATCCGAATAGTCTTCTTCTATTTTAATTGTTCCGGAAAGTCCAAGTTTGTATTCGACATTAACTGACTGTATTAAAATATCCCGAACAGAGTTTCCTCTACTTGTGTGACACTCATCGATACAAACAATGCTAAATTCCTTGAAGAATTCAGGAGGTCTGTTAATTAGACTTTGGTAAGTTGAAATAACTATCTCAGATTCAGCAAATGCTTTGTCTGTGTACTTACTCTTTCCGCCGATCGTCATTACGTTAAAGCTCATCAGACCGGTATTGTAATCGTCTGTGAATTTTTCAGCAGTTTGACTAACTAGTCCAGCTCTAGGAACTACGATTAGGGCTTTTTTGCCATTTCCGGCGAGAATACCCTTTCTCTTAAGAAAGGCTAAATATAAAAAGAAAATAATTGTTTTACCAGCAGATGTTGCAAGTTCAAGAGAACAGAACTTGTATTTTAAGGCACGAAATACTGCCTCTAATTGATAGTCTCTAGCCTCAATGTTTGAACCATCCAGCATAACTGACGTAAACTTTGCAAGTTGATCCTTTGTGAAATTTAAGTTAAATAATTTCTCATAATCTTCGATATGAACCTCATACTCAAATTTCTTACTGAAATTAAATAGTTCTTTCCAAAGGCCGACTCCGATTTTGTGAGCGCCGGTTTCTTTATCGACTACAACAAAATGGTCGTATCCGTCCCATAACTTTCGTTTATATAGACGATTAAAAAGATAGCCTTTTTGCCTCTTTTTAAAATAGAATTGAAGATCTTTGAGTTCGCCCTTTGTGTCATGGCTTACAAGTACAAGAAATTGTCGATCGTTTGATAATTTAAAGGTTAACAAGCATTTAAAATATTTTTAATGCCCGTCTAGGAGCTTTTGTACGTCTAATCTGGTTTTAATACCAAATAGAACTGCGTCAATTGTTTTAATGGAATCTGAGTAAAAAGTTATCTGATTTTCAACCTGTTCGATCTTTTCTTTAAGCGAGGCGGTCTTTCCATCAACTATTGTATTCTTTTCATTAGCGCCATACCTCATTTGATGATTCTTTGATGCATCGATCCACTCTTCACCCTTCTTTTCACGGAAAGTCTTCTTAAGTTGAGTAAAGTGCTCAATAAGAGTGTGATTCTCCTCAAGCATTCTCTGCCTTAAGCTAAGAAATGTCACTTGAGCCTCAGGAATCTTACGAATGTGCTCGAGAAGTTTGATTCCTACATAGATTTCGCCAGAGAACGATTCTCGTTTCTCTCTAAAAACTTCAGCAATAGTTCTTTTTGGGGTAGTTTCTTCCATACCTATATTTTATCAAAAACTTGCAGTAAGTTTTAACTGATAAAGCAATAATATAGACTTTCGATTTGATAGAAGTCACTATTGAACTCTTGAATTATATTACTTGAGTAAATTGAATCCCCAAGTTCATGATGATCACCGTTTGTGTAGAAGACAGAGACGCCTCCATCGTAAAGGCATACAACTGAGTCTAATTTATAGTGCTGAATTGACCCTCTAACCATCTCCTTGAATTGCTCATGAGATACGTCAGAACCCTCATTAGTAACAAAGATACTAGGAAATGATCTCTTGATCCGGTGGCCGCTATTTTCTATTGAATTTAGTATTTGTAGCACATAAGGCAGCTTGCCATAGTCATCTAGGTCTTTTAGGACTTGATTGTACTGTTTTGAATTAGTAAAGTTATAAATTACGAAAGGTTTTTGCGCCTGCACACAGTCTCTAACCAATTGATAATGGTTTCCATCGTATTCTCTTGTTTTTCTTAGCGATCTGTTCATAATTTAGTATATTAGATAAAACTACTAGGTTATTTATCAGTAAAATACTCTATGGAAAATCATATTCATATTAACATATTCGACTTTGACGAAACTCTCTTTAGAGTGCCAGGTTACACATGCAAAGAAGCAAAGGGAATTACGCCCTACGACTGGTTTGACTCGCCTGAGTCTTTATCACCGGAGTTCAACATTCGAGCAATCTTAAATACTTGCGAGCAAACTCAAGCGCAACCAGACGTTCTTAGTTTTTTAATAACTCACCGAGTTAAAGCCTGTCAAGAAAGAGTTCTTGAAATACTTAGAGATAATGGCGGAATCTTATTCGATAAAACGTTCTTTCTTGGAAGAGAATCTGCTAAGGCTGAGGTTGCCCTTAAATTGATTAGAACTCACGAAGCTAATTCAATCACAATATTTGAAGATTCACTATGGGAAATCATTAAGTACACAGAAGCATTCTTGGATGCAGGCTTAATGATTGATATTGAATTCATCTTTGTTGATAAGAGTCGAGTAATTACAATCGCATGGGAAACCGCTAGGTCCATTGCTGAACTATCTCAAATTGAAAAATTAAGCATACAATGATATTATTCGTAGAAGGCGCCAGGCACTGTGGCAAAACATTTTTAATTAATCAATTTATCGAGAAGGCAAATGATCCAAGAATTGAGTACTACAAATTCTATTTCGCAGATCATATTAAAACGTTAGGATTAGTTGGATTAGACACTGATCCAAGTCTTCATTATTTTAGCTTGGGAAATATCATGACCATTATGGAAATGAATCTTAGACCTGAATATTCAGATAAAATTTGGATATTTGATCGAGCTATCATATCTGCATACACTTGGGCAATCTTAAGAAAAAGATTAACTCGAACTAAAGCTGAGCTTGAATTCTTAACTCTATTGAAAACTAATTTATATGCAAATTCAAAAACGTTAGTAGTTTCAGTTGCAGGTCAAACTGGTGATTCTAGCAGAGTTAAAGATACTTGGGATGGAGCACATTCTACACTAGAAGAACAGCAACTAATGGCTCATCTAATTGAGCTTGGTGTAAAAGATCTTGTAAATTCAGAAAAAAATAACAAACTAAGCATCGTTTTTAATAAGTTTGATGAAGATTCGGTTAATTCATTTAATGCCGAGTGTTATACATTATTAGGAATAGAGCCTAATAAATAACAGATATGGCAGGATTATCACACTTACGAGACGTTTATGAAAAGCGTGGAAAGGACTTCCTTGACAGTCTTTTAAATAAGACAGTTATCATCAACGAAAAAATTGACGGTGCCTATTTTGGTGCCAAGAAAGATGCACAACAGAATAACTTTAACTTCTTTAAAAAAGACAGCAAAATTGGTTACATCGACCGAGTTCTTAGTCGCTACTACGAGCCGGGCATTGGACATTTTGAGAGTCTTGGGACTGATGTAATTTCAGCAATTCCTGAAAATTACGTGTTTGGAATGGATTATACTCCGAATCGTGAAACTCCTCTAACCCTAAGTCACATTAAGGTATTGGATGAAAATTACCAATTATCTGAGATTATTCATGATTTCGGTAAATTAAACGAATGGGCTGGTAAGCTTGGAGTAAATCCTCCAGCGATTCTATTTCAAGGTAAACTTAATGACGAACAAAAGGTAAAGATACAGGAATTCCTGTTTACTCCAGCAGCTTCATTGATTGAAAAGTTCAAAACGATCTCATTCACTAAACACATTATGGCAGTATTGGATCCAACTGTTGACGAAACGGCTCAAACTAAAGAGTATGAGAGATCAATTGACGAAATTGTATTTAGATTCTTTGATGATAATAAAACAGCGAATGAAGCTTCAGTACTAGCGAAATTAGTTGATCCCGTTTTTTACGATAATGCAAAACAGCTATCGCCTGAGAAAGTTCAAAGGAAGAGTGATGATTATATTTGGATTATTGTTATTGATTTAATGAATTTTATTGAAGGCTACAGAATATCAGAGCTTAGGGAATTCGTTGAGGCTGGAGAAACTCCAGAGGAGAGATACGTTTCTCTGATAAATCGACTGTTTGCTGAGTTTATTAAAGAGTACGGCGACAAATACGGAGATCTAGATATTCAGGTCCCAGCGTTTCTACAAAAACCTGAGTTTGATATTAATTTAGACCTAATTAATGATCCATTCGTAACTACTATAATTGCAAAGAATCCTAATTATAAAGAAATTTACCGAATATTCATTAATATTTTTAGAAAAAAGAAAGTTAAAGTAAATTCAAATCTATTCACTGATGCAATGAAGACTAATTTATTAGCACAAATCGATAAACTTGGACAGGTTGCAATGGGAGATCAATTATTTGAAAACTATTTTCCTTCATTCAATGAATTTGTAGGAGACGATAAGAATCCTGGCTATTTTGAAACATACGATATCGCGCAAAATGAAGAGCGTAAAGTAAAGAAAGTTAATTTACTGATTTCAGAATTTCAACCGATCCATAAAGGACACCTAAAGAATGCAAAAATCCTTACTGAGAAAAACGGACTTCCTACTCTATTAATATGCGTACATCCTGGAAAATCAGGAAAAATCTTCCCGTTTAAGAAAGAAACTATTAATAACGCCCTATCTAAATTAACGGCAAACGAGAAACCTAATATAGCAGGTCACGTAATGGTTGGAGATGGAAATATTGAATCTATACTTAAAGCAATAAAACCTGGTTTTGAGCCAGTTAGCATCGCAGCAGAACCTAGCCGAATTAAAGATATCGCACTACAATTAGACTTAGCAAAAAAGAGATCAAGAAACCTAAATATTAAGAGAGAGACTTCGTTAATTGAAGTACCTACTACAAGTATTGGAGAATCAATTATGACCTCAATTAAAAACAGAGATTTTGCTTCATTTAAAGAAGCTACCCCGATCACCATACATTCAGAATTCTATAACTTAAATAAAGATCTAATGGAATCATTAACTGAATCTATTAGTCATGAGAATGTGATCGAAGATGAAATTAAGAAACCTAACCCAACTCCTATAATTCAAATAGAAGACTAACTAAACTAAAAAAGCTCCATAAGGAGCTTTTTTTATGTGATTAGGTTAGGAATCTACAGAGTTGTAAATTCTCCTTTTATAAAATTGATATGTTGCGCTTTACCATCATGGTGGATGATTACGTGTGACTGGAGCCATCCACTAGGTCCGACATTATAGTTAACTCTTAATTTAGTTGAAGTCCCTACAGCTAACGCGCCGTCCTTTCTTCCAGGAGAATGGTAATGTCCAACTACAATTTTTGTATTTAATTTTCTAAATTGAAGCAGAGATCCGCGTGATCCGTTTGAACCTACATCTCCGTGTTGAGCAAGCTCCCAGCCATTTACGACAAGGCTATCACTTCGGCCTAATGTTTTGAAACTTGGAAATCTCTCGTTGATTAGGTACGGAATAACTCCATTTGGTGCAACTCCCCTAAGCAGTAGAGAACTGTATTCCATGTACTCAAGAGAGTTCTTTATGGTTGCAGCTTTTCTCCAGTCAGTGGTTTTTAACCAACGGTCTAGAAAATCGTCATGATTACTTCTAACGATAGCTACATTATAGTCTCTAAAATCCTCAAGCCCGACTAGCATTGCATCGACCTCTTTTCTCAATGAGTTAGACCCGTCCTGCTCTCTGTGATATTGAATGAATGGGTCGTTTATTTCATGATGATTAATTGAAAGTCCATCAAATACGTCATGTAGAATAACATTTTCAGGATGAAGTTTCTTAAATAGGTCTAGGGTTTTATTAATTACACGTTGATCGTGTTGACCATAGTGAAGATCGCCTAGGATCGCGGCAGCTACTGAAGTTACTTCAGAGATTTCGCTTGATTCAGTATCGTCATTGTATTCAACTCGATTGTATAGGTCAGTGAAATTACCATCGTCGGTTGCGGTTACTTGTCTAGCGAAGAATGTATTAGAGTCTTTTATTTCAACGACTACAAAACCAAGAGTATGGTGGAATTCTCCCTTCTTACCTGATTTAGAATCAGTATAGTTAGAAACGGTGCATGCTCCAGTAGTCATCATCATTTTTGGAAGATTTCCTTCAAGTACAGGAACTGTTTCTAAATGAACTTTCGGAGAGCCAAAGACACATGAGTTAATACCAGTCATTCCCTGAAGACCAGTCATTGGATCAACTGCGGTTGGCTGAATTTTAATATCTGACATGATCCACATGTGTTTGTGAACCTCATGTCTATTTGCATCTAAATATGTTTCAATTCGACTAGACCACGTTTCGTAATTTTTATCAGAGAAAACGGAGGTTGGGTTTTTATAGCGACCTGCGATTACGTGGATATCTGCATTAATGTGATCTGCGTACTTTTCGATATTGGATACAAAGTCTTCATGAACTGGCGTATCGTTTTGGGCCCAGGTGATAATGAAACGTTTCTTCTTTTTATTGAATTTTCGCTCTCGGGCTTTAATTAATTGCGGTGATTCTTGTATTGAACTTTCAGTTATTCCTAATTTGGCTAACCATTTCTGAACAGTTCTCTCGGACTTATTTAGAAATGAGCTTAATTCTTTCATTCTGGTGTCCCAACTTAAATCCTTATTCCAATAGAGATTAGATAGGTTGGAAACATCTTCTGGGGTTAATTCGTTAAACTTCATTGATGTATACAGTTTTTGTTAACTAATTATATTTAATACTTGGATAAAGTTTTACTTGAGAACTTCCAAAGTAGTGGAAGATTGCCTAATAAATAACCCTATGGAAAAGAGCGCTAAAAACGTAGATAACTACCGGAAGGGTAAAGAACCTTTAAAGAATGCTGTGATGCAGCATCCAACCGGGAACGAAGTATACGATTTTTTACAGAAAAAAGTGAATCGCGACTTTTGGGTTACACCGTTTAAGAAATGGCAGAAAATCCAAAAATATAATAATAAAGCGAATGACTATATGCAGGATCACGACTATCTTGGTCCGCTTGGCCGTGGAGATAATGACAGATAAAAATACTTTAAAAACTAATGTTTGGACTAGAAGACCTTACTGAACCACATACGGGTGAAGACAAAACAATCGCCTATTTCGTGCTATCTCTAATGCAGATCGCGGATCAGGCAAAAATAATTCACTGGCAAACTGGATACGATACTGAACACCGTCACTTTGGAGCTTTCTACGAAGGTTTTATTGAGAGCATGGACACAATAGTTGAAGCGATTGCTGGTAAATACGGATCACAAAATCTTAAGTTCGGAGAAGCAGCTATTATGGTTTACGATTATGATATGGCTTACATGGAATTCTTTAAATTAGTAGATGAAGCATTACGTGGAACATTTGCAGAAATATTTGATAGAGAGGAAGATTCTGATCTGTATAATTTAATAGATGAGGTACTAGTCCTTAAAAACAAAACGCAATATTTGCTACAACAAAAGTAATATGTTTTTAAAAGTAAGAAAATTACAATCAATTGAGAATTTAATTCTTGAAACTGACCTGATTCAGATCGGCGATGAGGCTAACGATATTCTCAATAAAGTAAAGTCCGAAGATGATACGACTGGATCTGGGCCTACTGGCGATAATAACGAGGACCTAAATCGTCTTCTTGATATGCTATTTAATTTAGGAGAAGATGAGCTTACTGGAAAATTAGATGATCCGACTCTGTCAAAGATATTTTCGGATCCTAAAATGAAGCAAACTCTTGAGGAGTATTTTGCATATTTACAGGAAAGAATCAAAGTCTTTAGAGAAGAGTTAATGAAAGCTCTAAATGAGGTTCCGGTAAATGAAGCAAAAGTTGGTCAAATTACAGATAAAATTACAAAATTTGTTTGTAGAGTTAGAGTAATTGAGCTAATTTATCAAAACAAAGCCTCTAAAAAGAAAGCTGGTGACGAGCCTGATTTTAGTGAAGAAATTAATAAAAAGGTTTCTGAAATAAACGATGAACTCTATAATTTGTATTCACTAATGGTAATTATACCAGCAGAGAAAACTAAACAGTCTTATTCTAAATTTCAAGGAGCTCAAAATCAAGAAGAAAAAGAAGCTGCTGCACAGGAAGTATTTTCAAATTTAGAAGCAGCTGAAATCTTAGCAGCGGAAATGCCGGAGGAAGTTTCAGCCGGAATTGAAGATGCTACAGCAACGTACACTTCTCAAATATCATCAGAACTTGGAAATGACGTAACCTCTGACATTAAGGCTGGAGTTTACGTAAATAAGAACGTTGCCTCTTTAATTAGACGAATATTTGAATTTCAATACACAAATTGGACAAACGAGAATGATATTTTAGCGGAAGCGAATAAGCTTAGAACAAGCGTTAATGGATTTCCGGACGTATCGACTGAAGCAAAGGAATACCTATTGCGACTAATTGACCAGATTCAAGTAGCGTTAATTGAAAAGGCTAAGAATAAGCAATTCGATACCAAGAAATATAAAGGAATCCATTACGATTTTAATAAGAAACTACCGTTATACGAAAGAACTTCTCTTCCAGTAAATGGAAAACAAATAGCAGACGAAACTAAATTAATGAAATTTAGAAAAGCTGCTCAATCGTTAATGGAGTTGATATTCGGTGGAGAAAAAACCGGCGGAGTAACTGCACAAGCTTTTGAAAGAACTGGTAAATGGGCACATGCGATTTATGCAAAAACCCTAAACGGCGCAGCTAAAGTAATAGGAAAAGCGGTAAAAGGCCGAGAAGGAGAAATGAAAGCTGATGCGTTTAGTCGACTATTCATATTCGATACTTCTGTAGTAGACGAACCTAAGGCTAAACAGGTTAGCGAAGATGGAGTAGCTCCTGGAGTTTCTCCACAGGTACCTGGATCAATTGGCGGAATGGGAGCTATTACACCACCGACTGAAACATCATTTGGTTCTGGAGATAATTTCGGAATTCAGAAAAAAGGCAAAAAGAAAAAGTATGGCGTTGTATTAGGCTTCGCTGATTTTATAAAAGAACAAAATAACCTATAATAATGAATAAAATTGTTAAAACATTTGAAAATTTCCTAGAAGGACCAGAACACCATGAAATGATGCCGCATAGAGCGCCTCATCACGATATGGAACAACGAGTAGCTCACACAACTGATCATGATGATCATAGAGCTGAGAATTATATGTTCTTTGGAAATCTAGAGACAATTAAGAGACTTGTTGATATTTTATTGGAAATGGATCCATCAAAAGTGGATGCGGTTCTAACGAATGGACACGATTGGGCAGCAGATCATATAGCTACATCAAAGGACGATATCGAAGAAGTTGCAAATTTCTTAATCAATGAAATGGCAGAAGACTCTATTCGCGAGAACGACGAGTCGGAAGAAAACTCTATGGTTTGCGAAAACTGCGGAGTTGGGTATTCAGTTAACGAAGAACACCTTTGCGAAGAGGCTTAAATAATATTAAATTATGCAAATGCAAAACCATATTAAACCATTTAAAGCATTCAATGAATCAGTTGAAGAAGTAGATGGTGAATGGTACTATGGGATCGCTGATTGCAAGGGTCTTGAATCTTTTATGCCTGCTCCAAACGTAGAAGAACTAGGAGAGCTTGAAGACATGGGATTTACTGGAGGTCAAGCTAAATCGTTCAATCATACACTAAGTATGATGAGTATGAGATGCCACTTCAATCAACAAAGACACCCAGTAGTTTACATGGCAAAACTTGCAGCAGACGATGCAGAAATGGTTCAGGATCTATTGGATTCAGGGGATTATATTAATGCATTAGAGGTAGTAAAAGCAAATTCAATAGAAGTTAAATTAGCTAGAGGTCAAGGAGCAAATCTAGAGAAACGATGGAGAATGATTCCTAATCCGGATCTTGATCCAATGTCTGAAGGTTTAGAATACCATATCACAAATAATTTATCAGTATGCGAGTCTATTTATAGACCAGCCAGTGATGCTCACTTTAGCCTATTAGCTGAAGCCCGAAGTCGATTTGAGTCAGGCGAATTAGCACTGTCTGGAATAGATCAGATTCTGTTTGAAGAAACGGATTTAGGTTTATTTGGAGAATACGGTGGAGAACTAGTTCCATTAGATTTTCTATTTGAGGCAGAGTATCAAGGAAGATCGGTTGAACTTGGAAAACCTGCTCGAGGTGGAGCCAAGAAATACCACGTTTACGTAATGAATCCAAAAACAAAAAGGGTAAAGAAGATTTCATTTGGAGACGTTCACGGTGGACTAACTGCAAAGGTTAGTGATCCGAAAGCTAGAAAAAGTTTCGCGGCTAGGCACCAATGTCATCTAAAAAATGATAGACTTACTGCCGGTTATTGGGCATGTAGAATAAATCGATATGCTAACTTATGGGGAGGTAAAACTTACCCAGGATTTTGGTAAAATAAAATAGGTACAAATGAACGAAGGCAAGGTAACTGGAAAATCAGGTCCGTATTTTAAAGGACTGGCTAAGGATCAAAAGAATAAAAAGCTGAATCAAATGAATCGTCAATCAAAAATGAGCGATTCGGACGATAATGCATATAAACCAATGCCCGGAGACCTAGATAAATCAGGAAAATTTAAAGGCTCTAAAGTTAAAAGCTCATTTACCAAAAAGGTGAATCGTGAAATGGATGAGACTCTCGTCTATAAATTTTCCGAATGGGTAGAAATTAATGAGTCTAGCCCAGCAGACAAATCACTAAAGAAGAAAGCTGAAAAATATAAGATGCCATTTGGTATTCTTAAGCAAGTATTTAATAGAGGAATGGCTGCTTGGAAGACAGGTCACCGACCAGGTCAAAGTCAAGAAGCATGGGCCCATGCTAGAGTAAACTCTTTTGTTACAAAATCAAGTGGAACTTGGGGAAAGGCGGATAAGGACTTAGCTCAAAAGGTAAGAAAGAAATGATAAAGCCTTATGTTGATATTAATGAGGTTGGTACTGAACTTGTTAGAACCTTCTCACAAGACATAGATCCAATTGAGTTAAAATGGCATAGAGACGACGAAACTCGACATTTAATTTCAGAAAATGACACGGACTGGATGATTCAAATGGATAATGCACTGCCGACGTCGTTAAATAATATAGTAACGATTCCTAAACATGACTGGCACCGCCTTATTAAAGGAACCGAAGACTTAACCCTAAAAATTAAAAAAGAGAAAGTATGAAATTTTCAGTCGGAGACAAGGTGGTAATCAAGACGGACGTTGAGGAGATGCAAAACGGTCTGTTGGAATTAGTAGATGGCCTTGAAGCAGTAATCACCGAGATTTATCAAAACAGTTACGAACCAGATGTGGATCGTTTTGAAGTAGAATTAGTTAGACCAATTGAGTTTAACGGAGAAGAAATTGTGGTAGTCCCAGGACTTTACCAAGATAATATCGACCTTGTTAAGAAGGTTGATGAGTCTAAAAAACGTAATTTAGCTAAGAGTAAATTAGTTAATGAACGTCGAGTGTCTTCGTTTAAGGAGCTGGAATATAGATTAGCAGTAATTGCTAAATCCGAAGCAGTTTCAGAGAAGAAAAAATTAAAATTCGCTAAATAATGCAGAAACACGTAGCTCTATACGAAGAATACAAAAATCCATGGGCAGATGATGTATTGACCATGGAAGTGGAAAGATATGACGTTGACTTAACTAATTTTCCTAGACAGATTGAAAACAAGGCTGCTGGTATTTCTCCTGAAGATAAGGACCAGCTGAAAGATTTAGGTTTTGACTCAATGGCGGAAATAAACGACCATTCTCACGGAACATGCAAGATACTGTATAAAATCGATGCAGTTCACTCACGACATGGAATTGAGGATATTGATTTTGAACTTAAGGGCTTCTATCTTATGATAGAATATTCAATTTGGGACGAGGCTACCGATGAAGAAATTTGGCACGAGATTGAATTAGAAGACGGCGGAGATTTCTCAGGAAGAGTTGAAGCTAAGATAGAAGGCTTGCCTTTTTATCCACATGGTATTGAAATAGACATGCACGGTGGATTTGACGTAAGTAAATTTACATACACGGTGCAGATCGGAAGCTAATCAGTTACTCTGAAATACTGGAAAGGAAGGTCTGTCGATCTTCCTTTTTTTATTTAGGTCGATAAATAACTATAACGAAACAAATCAAAAGAAATGGCAGACGAAATAACAACGCATACTAATCTAGTAACCGATACGGCATTCGCTGGAGTTAATTACATGGAGGCCTTAGCTAAAGTTGGAGGTACTGGAACTCTAAAAGGCGATTTTGGAGAACTTGGATCTCTAATCGGAACTGAGAATAACGGAATAATCCAACATAATGTAAGTTCGATATTTAATAAATTTACAGTTTTTCAGTACTCTCCTTTAAATGCAGGAAGTAAATATCGAGCAGAAGGTCACTTTATTGGATTTTCAAGTAATTTAAAAGATTCAAGCCAATACGAAGCAGAAGATAAAGCAGCAAGTGACATACAATTGGCGATTATTGGAATTAATGCCAGTGGAATAACTGACCCGGCAGAAAGGACTAAAGCTCTACTTGCAAAGCTTGCACAATGGGAAAAAGTGGCTGGCCCTCTTAGGCAGAAGGCTAGAAATTTTAAGACTAATCAAGAAGGAATTTTATCGAATCCGTCTGCTACTAAATTAAAGCAGTGGGGAGCAAACATATCGGCGGGGACCTCAGTTGGTTTCCAGCCTTATGCATTAACTGATTTTATGTATTGTAAAGACTATGGAAAGGTTCCGAATAATAGATTAGTAACCCTACGTAGATACCCATTCCCAATTGCAGATAGCTTGAGACTCGGTCAAGCGGATCAGCGTAAAAATGCAATACCTATTGCACAGGCAGTTACTTGGTTTGGGTCAGACACTCTTAACGACTTAAATAAATTAGGAATATTTGCTTGGGACATTCCATGGGAATCATTGACTGTTTCTGAACAAGAAATCACAGGTAATGAGGTTACGTTTAGTGAATTATTATCAACTATACAGGGTCTTCCTGGAGGAGCTGCATTAAAAACTACACTTGAGGCAGCATACGCAACATTTAGTGGGTCGGATCAAAACATCCAGGAGCTTAGTGGATACGATGCAAAAATGCAACAGTATCAAAAGAACTTATATACAACTGGTCCATATTGGAATAGAATATACGGGCCAGTTAACGTAATTGATAAGACTTCTAGAAGAAAACGCGGTATGCAAGAAACTAATAGTCAAACTGGAATGACGATTAAATTCGCATATTCATTTAGGTCTTTTAATGGATTAAGTCCAAAAATAGCAGCACTAGACCTAATTTCTAATTTTATGAATTTAACTTACAATGATGCACAATTTTTAGGGCAGCTTGCTAGATATTACCCTAAAGTAGGTTTAAAGTTTAGCCCTACAATGACTGAGGCGTTGGGAAAGATGCTGACTAGCTGGGGGTCGACTTATTCAGGCAATAATTCAGAAGAATTTTCTAAGATCGTAAGCAGTATGTTGTCAGCAGTTGACCTAGCCGGTAGTAAATTTATGAATGACCCGGCTAAATTATTAAGTGATGGAATACAGTCTGCGCTGATGACTAAGCTTGGATCAGCAGTGCCTGACCTAATTTCAATTAAGGCAGCACTATCGGACCGACCGGTTGGAGAGTGGCATCTAGTCGTTGGAAATCCAATGAACCCTATTTTCGTAATGGGGGATTTAATTTGTACGAATACTGCAATGGAGTGGGATCAAGAAATTGGCCCTGACGATTTTCCTACTGGCGTAACATTTACGGTTACTTTAAAACAAGGAAAGCCGAGAGATAAAACGGCAATTGAGAGAATGCTTAACGCTGGTGAGACTAAGTTAACGGCAGGTATGCTAAAATCGTCAACTTTAGAAGACACCTTTGGCGAACAGAATAATACTACATGGAATGCTATTGCTGGAACAAGTGGAGATGCGTCTACTGAAAAATTAACTGAGTATTACAATAGTCTAAGCGCGGGATCAAAAGGTCGCT